ACCTGTTTGTGCTTTACCTGAATTAAGTACATTTTGTAATTCTGTAGATGCGTTTGATAAACTTTGTTGTATTTCACCTGAATCTACAAGAGTTTTTAATTGTGCTTCACCCTTTTCTAATTTTTCATTTAAATCTTCAATTATTTCCTTTGTAACAAATCTAGGAGATTTTTGACTCGATTGATTTGAATCTCCTCCTTCATTTTTTGCAATAAAGTCAGGGTTTGGTTTAATTTTACTTGTATACCCTGTAAATGGTTCAAAGGGTGAAGTATATTCACTAGTTCCACCATAATAATCTGGAGTGTTTGCGAACATCCCTAATATAACTGGTAATTGTGCATCATCACCATCTAGGAAAAATCCCATCACAATATCACCAGGTGATATACGAAGTGACCTTGCACGATTCGCTTTTCCTGAACCTCCTTGAGGAGACAATAAAACTTGTGCCCAAGGTAAATCTTCGTTACTTAATTCAGTTTCATTAGGAGGATGATAACCATAGATACGAACTTTTAATCTTGACCCCCAAGTATTTCCTATCTGATTAATTTGATCTCCCTGTGCCTTTTCAGGTGCAACTTGACCAATCCACCATCGAAATCCATCTTTTCCTAAAAAATTAGTTTTGAGTAAATTATTTTCTATCATTTTCTTCCTGATGAATCTCTAACTATTTTTAATTTTGTATAAGAACCTTTATTATCAAAGTAGTGAGCTAATTCTCTTATCATATATAGACCGCTAGATTGAACGTCAGGACTCTTTCTCTTTGATCTATCAATACTTGGAAACACGCATCGTATGACTCCACCAGCGTTTAAATTTGTATTGAGTGGCACAGTGATTTCTACTATTTGTGACATTAATTGATTATATCTCATCATTGACTGTGCTTGAGTTTTTGCTGGATCAGCATTTCTCTCAACAGGATCATTCCAACCTTTATCAGTTGTGGTTTTTTCTACAGTTCCTACATCTAACATTCCAACAAATATACGAGTAGGCAAATCACCCAAAGATTTATCATCGTCTATAGTTGGTAATGATATTTTTTCATCTCCTAAATTATTAATTCCATCATCACCCATATAATCAGTTGATTTAAAATGTCTAATATCTGGTTTAAATGATACTGGATTTATATAATATCTTTCACTACTATATGCTCCTCTCTGCAATTTACCCATCAAATCTTGATTTCGATCAATAGAATATTTGATAATCTTAAAATCTTTACCAGGATCATCAAACTTGACAACACCTGGACTATAAGTATAATCTTGTGCAAAAGGATCTTGATTTATTAAATTATCAATCGATCTAAAATTAAATCCCTCTTGGGTCTCATAAAATAAAAATCCCGCTGTACTATCTTTACCTGGTCCATTATAAGCAACAGATTTTGATGCCAACCATGTGATGACAGAGAAAGGTTTTTTTAAATTTCCTATGAATCCATATTTATTTTGTGTTTTATCTATTGTACCAAATTTATCTGATTTTAAATAATCTTTTATAATATCTGATACAGAATCAGAAATTGTTTGTGATGTTGGAAATTTTCTACCTACTCTAATTGTTTGATTAGTAATTGATTCTCTTGATACTAAATGTAAAGTAAATAATTCTTTTTCAGCATCAACATCAACGTTTTGTATGGAAGCAACATAAAAATATTGTGTTACATTTTTTGAAAAATCTAATCCACCATTATTCTTTGAATTACCTGCAATTTTTATTATAACTCTCTCTCCTCCTCTCAATGGTAATCCATTATATATTCCCTGCATTTTACCATTCTTTCCACGAATAGTTCCTCCAGTGTTAACAACTACGACAGTTGCTGTTACTGATGGTGCTAAAATATTTTCATAGTATACAAAACCAACAACACCCTGACGTATATCAACAGTTCTGTCACCATCTGCCGATTCTACTATAAACTTTTCATAAATTGATGCGTCTACTGCTGCCATTTTAAGTTTCCAATATTAAAGTTTGAATTTTTTTCATTGTATCATTGTCATTAGATTTTTTAAGAATAAGATCACCTGAACGACTTCTACCACCTATTGAGGGTGAACCTGAAGATGATGAACCAACATCAGAAAATATTATAGTAGGTCTGTCTGATTTATTTGTCATTTCTAAATTGTTTTTCACTTTAGAAATTGGCACGATTCCCGAAAATGCATCAAGATAACCTGGTTCACCAGGATTGACAGTAACAGTTCTTCCGTCAAGAGTGGTTACGGTAATAGGTCTACCAGTTCCATCAAACTTATCTACATTATTAATTTCTTTTTTCTTTTCTTCAAATGCTAATCTTTTTTCATTGTCTCCAGTATAAGGTTCACGAGTTATATTTTTTGATACTTGGGCAGGATCAACTTTTTTATACCCTATTATTCTACCACGTTTATTGATAATTGGTTCACCCTTTTCACCTTCAGTTTCATCTTCTTGAATTTCTTCTTCTTTTTTGTCAACTTTTGATTTATTATTTGTTTCATCAATACTCTGACTCTTCGCATTTGCAGCAGCAACCTGTCCTCCACCGCCAGATTCGCCAGATCCACCACCACCAACACCAGCAGTTGATTTTTGAATCTTGGATGATAATTGCTTAGTTTCTTCATCTTCACCCGTTTTTTCTAATCTCTTTCCACTTGCTTCTAATTTATCAATTGCTTCTGATATTTTATCATTAGTTTCATCATCACCTAATTTTATTTCTTCCTCTCCCACTGTAGTGCTTGTTCCCTCAACATTTGATGAGTCACCAATACTAACTGTACTTGCTGATGCTATCATTGTTCCATCTGTTCCTTCTGTACCCTCAGTTTCTCCCTCTCCCTCATTGGTTGGTGCTTGAGTTCCACCTCTTAATTGTTTTTCCTGATCCTCATCGTATATGAGTTCACCAGTATTTGGATCAATATCTGGATTATCTGTTATTACTTGTTCAAAACTATCAATTGCTTCTCTTGTAGCAAAGAAAAGATCCTGTTCTAACTTTTGTGTTGTTTGTTCAGTCTCTTTTAGAGTTTTATCAGTTTGAAATTTAAATGCATCAAAATCAAATTTAGGTAATGCATCTATTGCTGCACGTATTCCATCTCCGATTCCTGTTAGAAAATCTCTTATACCATCAATAAAACCAGTTAAAAATCCTACTGCTTTTTTAATCACATTTATTACATTACCTATCGCCTTTATAATTCCTGGTAGTTTAGTTACAAACCATCCAATCAAAATAATTCCAAAGAAATCTAATATTCTACCCAAAAATCCTTTGGTACTTTTTGCAGTTACAGTTCCTTCTCTTTTTGTTACACCAGTTATACTTGATGCTTCCAATTCATCTTCTCTTTGCTTTCTTTTTATATTTTCCCTTCTTTTTCTAAAATATTCATTATCTTTTGCTGTTGTATTTCTTTCAAAAAGATTTCTGTCTTTTGTTGTTTTTATAATATCTTTGGCGATAATGTTTGATCTTTCTAAACTTTTAGTAAATTGCGAAGCAGTGCGTCGAATAGAATTAATACTAATCGAAGATCTGAGAAGTGAATTTTTTCTTTGTTGTTCTGACATTATGTAATATTAAAAGCTGCTGCTGCGACAATTGTACTATCATCATTTGGATTTGACGATTCTATATCAGGAGTATCATCAATACCTCCACCACTAGAACTACCTGCAAAAGTTGCTTTTTTTGTATTTTTACCACTAACTGTAGCATCAACAATGTTTGCCACATTTGATGACATTGTTAAATTATCTCCATTACTAGATGTTTTAAATGGAACTACTTCACCACCACCAATACTTACAGTTGATGCTCCAATGATTGTACTAGGGTCGGCAGATACAACACTCTCTTCTTTTGGTGCATCCTTATAACCAACTACTCTTCCTCTCTTATTTGTTATCGCTACTTTTCCTGGTGGGACTCCTCTCCTAGTTGTACCAGCACCAGCAATTAAATTTTCAGCCCCTTGTTGTATATTACTTTTTATTTGTGGAATATCAACTAAACCACCAGTTATTGCCTTAAGAGCGTCAGGGAAGAAATATCCAAGATTACCAATAAGAAAACCAAGACCAGCACCTGCTTTTGCACCTAAAATACCAAGAGCAGCAGCTGCTATAGGATTAAGCATTAAAGCTCCTGCAGCTAATCCTATTGAACCACCTATTTTAGCAAATAACATTGAAACTCCGCTAGTGAGTGCAACATAAGATCCAACATCAATAGCAAATTTTGAAAGTGCTATTGCTATTGATTTAAAATTTGAGAGACCTTTATCTCTCATCTCATTGTACTTAGCAAATGCTGCAAATCCGTTTTCAAGAACAATAAGTGCGGTAAAAAATCTACCAAACCAACCAGGTTTTGCTACCTTTCCAGCACCTTTTGGATCGAAAGGTTTTCGACCACTTTTAAATAATTCACCTATAATTGGAATTTGTCTTAATGATTTAAGAATTCTATTTTGTAAAGTAGCAATTAATCCTGCACCAGGTATTGTTAATGCTCCTAAACCTAAACCTCTCAATCCTATTCTTCCTAACCCACTTCTTATAAACCTTAAAAATTTGGATACATTATTCCTTATTAAAACACCTAAAAATGAGAACCCCTTTGTAAAAAGTCCACCAAATGTGATCTGAAAGATTCTTGCACTTAATCTTCCTATAATACTTAAGACTTTACCAAAACCGACTGTTAAACCTAAAACAAGTCCACCCATTAATAATAAATCTTTTAAAAATCGATCTTTTAATTTTTTCAGAGCTTCAATATTTCCTGACGACGTAAATTCTAAAAATCTAAGTGCTTGAACTGTCAACCAACCACCAGCAAGAAATAATAATGAATTTGTTAATCTACCTAAAATACCCCTTGCGACTTGAGCTACTCTTCTTACTGGAGAAAGCAATGCAAATTGTATTTTCTTTTCTAACTCACTTTCTTTTCCTTCTCTTAAACCCTCTTCAGCTAATTGTGCTTCTCTCTTTCTCTTTTGTAATTCTTTATTTTTTTCTATATCATCACTTATCGATAAATTTTCCCTTATCGCACTTAAAGATGTATTCAAGTTTCCAACTGATTCATTTATACCATTAAGTTGTGTAGATATAGATGTTAAAGTAAGTGAATTAGAATTTAGTAAACTTGTAGTTTGTGGATCTGAAACTGGAGGTGGAACAGCACGACCAGAAAAGACACTAGAAGATACGCTCCTTCTAATACCTCTAAGTCCTCCTGCTATTGGCGATGATAACCCTTGTTCCTCATCCATTATTTTGTTGTTGTGCTTTTAGATTTTCTTCTTCAACATATTGTTGTAAGAGTGAAACATAAATTTCTCTCTCCCACGGAATCATATTCTCAAGTTCAGTTAAACTATATTTATGATGCTGCATCATGGCAAAATTTAATTTATAGTATGACACTAAATCTTCGTGTGCCATACTTATCCGAAAAAACTCTGCAGCCCCTCTATTCTAATTTCACTTTCTACATTTGTATTTGGATTTGTCACTTTAACTGTATGAGCCAATTTAGGCATTGTCTCAAAGAACTTTTCAACTTTTTTGAATTGATTTGAATTTAAAGATTCAACAAATGATGTTAATTCTTTCTTCGTACATTCTTCAGATGCCCAAGATTCCTCTGCAGAATAAACCTGATCAATACAAGATGCAATCAAATCAAAAGTATCATCAACACTCATTTCATTAAGAGAACCAAAATTGTTCTTAATAAATTCAGTTAGAGATGGATACTTCATTCTTAATGTATAAACATCATCTAACACAATGTCAGGTGAATGATTTTCATCTTTCTGAACCTTAATACTATCAACGTTAATTGATGTTGGTACTTGTGTCTTGCCATCATCAGGACATGTAACCATCACTTCAATTTGCTCACCGACAGATTTTCCACGAATATTTAAAAACAAATATTCAATGTCAAATGTTGAAAGTCTATCAACTTTGATTCCTTTTGATAATATACATTTTGAAATGACATCTTTAACAGCTCTTGCAATCTGTTTTGTGTCTTCAGATTCCATTGCGATAATAAGAATCTTTTCTTCCTTGACTAGAAAAGGTCTGTATTTAATTTTTCTATCTGACGAAGGAAGAGTCAACTCATATGTTGGAGTTGAAATGGTTGGTAAAGGCATAATAATTACTACACTTCAGTTAAAATTATTTATAGGGGTTTTCAAAAGGTATTATTGTATCTCATATATGAAATTATCTGATACCCCACCTTGACGAAGTGTTGAGTCTGTGCCAACAACTGTTTTTAAACTACCAGAAGGATATCCAAATCGAGTTCCTTGATTTAATAAGGGTAATCCAGTCAAAACATCATTTAATTGAGTTGAATTATTAAAATCAGTTTCATTACCTGCCCTTCCACGAGTATTATTTAAATTTAATCCTAATGCTCTTGCAAGTGAGTTTGATTCACCGCAAACGTATCTATCATATGAAAAAGTTGCAGTTGCTTTTAATACTTGAGAATTTTGATATGATACCTTTGTAGAATTAAGTGAAAGAGGAAATAAACCAATAAAACGATATTCTAAAAACTGGAAATGATTCTTTTCAAACTTAACGACTCTTGTATCATTTGATTTATATTCATTTGGATATGCCATTCTAAAATGATAAGCATCATTTGATGGGTCTCCAGTTGATTGTCCTGAAATATACTCCATCCAATGCTCTAAAAATTTTAATGATTTATATTGATTATCAACGTAAAAATCAAAATTTACTTGAGTAAAGTTACGAGTATGTGCAAACTTTTCAATAACTCCTTGATAGTCTCCAGCAGTATTTAATGCTGCCATCGCACTACCAGGTAAAACTGCATCACTACAAAGTAAACCAACATCGTCTGCAATGAAACGATCATTAATTCCTTTCCTCCTCATATGACTTCTTAAAGTTCTACGATTATTATTATCTCCTCTAGGTAAAACAAATTTAACAAGAAATTGTGATGTCTGAGCTACATTCTGTATCTTAGGCATTATATCTGATATTCTTCTCGGTCTTGGTGCTGGCACTCTAAATACTTCTATAGTATAGTTATTTAGATGGCTTATAGGGGAAAATACTATCCATCCTTTCCCAGAAAGTATAAAGGTGATCCTACTAATATAATTTACAGGTCACTCTGGGAAAGAAAGTTTATGGTGTATTGTGATAAGAATACTAAAATTCTTGAGTGGGGAAGTGAAGAGATTGCTCTTCCATATATCTCACCTCACGATAGTCGTGTTCATCGTTACTTCCCAGATTTTTATATCAAGGTTCAAGAAAACACAGGTAAAATAAAAAGATACCTGATTGAAGTGAAACCACTCAAACAAACAACAAAACCAAAGAAACCAAAAAGACAAACTAAAGGTTATATTCGTGAAGCGTTTGAATATGCAAGAAATCAGGCAAAATGGAAAGCAGCAAGAGAATATTGTGCTGACCGAATGTGGGAGTTTAAAGTCATTACAGAAAAAGAGTTAGATATATGAGTCGCATAGATCCTATAATGAAAAATCTTATCGGTAACGAAAGTGCTGATGATTTAGCAACAGAAGTATTAGGTGTATTGACTGAGGGAAGTAATGTTCCTCAAGCAGGTAATTTTTATGTTTTTGTATATCGTGCAAAGACACCTGGCATTGCATACGATTCACATCCACTTGTTGCTGTCACTGATGTTTTTCAATGGGGATTTAAAGGATTGAATTATCATTGGGGTGAAATGAGGCAATATACCTTTTCAGAAGTAGTCGGTGGACTATACCAAGTAGATGAAATGGAGTTAAGAGATTTAAGAACTTTACCTTTTGTCAAAATCATACTAAATAGTTAAAAACGCAGATATGAACGCAGGTAACGCAAGTAATTATACAAAAGAACAAATAGATGGTATGAAAGATCCTAGTACCATTAAGATTTCTGGTGGAACTAAAAAGAAAAAATCAACTTTACAAAATTATAGAAATAGTGCAGGTAAAAAGGTTTATATGTCATATCCCATTGCACGGTCAATGAGAGAAAATACAGGTGATACTTTAAGAATTAAATGTGTAGAATATATTGCAATGGATGAAGCAACTGATGGTAGTTTTATGGGAGTAAAATTAAATGATGCTGTTATAAAACTCAATAATAAGGATGGAACTGTAGACAGAGTTGCTAATACAACAAAAAATCGAGAAAAATATCAAGAATTCTCCAAAGAAAAATTTCAAAAACCAGAATTTGAAGCTAGTTTTACTGATGCAAACACTAGAATTAAAAATAACACAAAGACAAAATATAATATTGAGCTTCCAATGCCTCAAGAGGTAAATGATTCAAATCAAGTTACTTGGGGTGACGATAAAATGAATGCTATTCAACTCGCTGGATTGGCAATTGCAAAAGATATTATGGAGGAGGGTCCAGCTAATGCTATTCAAAAATCTCAACAGGCAATAAGGGCTATGATGTCTGGTGTAAAACTACCTGACATAGGTACAGAGACTACAAATGCTGTTCGTGCAGCATTAGCTGGAGCAGCGGTAGGTGCGTTAGGTGGAAATGTATCAGCTGATAGTGTTATTGCAAGGTCAACTGGTCAAATATTAAACAGTAATTTAGAATTATTATTTCAAGGTGTTAACTTAAGAACATTTCCATATAGCATCACATTTTCTCCAAGATCAACCGATGAAGCATTAGTTGTAAAGGCAATCATACGTTCATTAAAACAATCAATGTCACCAAAAGCAGGTAATTATAATGGAAGTGCTCAAGGTATTTTTCTACAATCTCCTGATTTATTTCAATTAGAATATCTAAAAGATGGAGCACCTCATCCATTTTTGAATAAGTTTAAATTAGCAGCATTAACTGGTATGTCAGTTAATTATACAAATTCTGGAACATATTCATCATATGAAGATGGAACCCCTGTTAATTTAAGAATGGATTTAACATTTAAAGAAATTAATCCAATTTATCATGAAGATTACTTACCTTTCAATGGTGCAGATGAAGGAGTTGGATTCTAATGTCATATTTTAACGAACTACCAGATATAATATATCAATCACCTCTATCACATAAAAATTCAGCATCTGATTATATTGTAATTAAAAATATTTTCCGTAGAGTGAAAATGGCAGAATATGTAAAAAATGCTGCTGCTGTTTTTGATAAGTTTATAATTGGAGAAGGTGATCGTCCTGATACTGTTGCAGAAGCATTATATGGTGATTCAAGATTAGATTATGTTGTTATTTTAGTTGCTAATATTACAAATATAAATCATCAGTGGCCATTACAAGATTATCAAGTATATGATTATGCTTTAAGTAAATACGGTGATGAAACAACAATGAATCAAATTCATCATTATGAGACTTTTGAGATTAGAGATGAACAAAATCATCAAATTTTACCACCTAATTTAATTGTTGATGCTAATTTTAAAATTGATGGGACAATACATAAATATCCAAACACAACAACATATACTTTAAGGTCACAAGCAGGTTATACTCAACTTGATGACAAAGATGAGTTTACTGTTGCAACAGATAATATTGCTCGTGCTGTTACAAACTTAGAATTTGAGCATAATGAGAATGAAAAGAAAAGAGAAATAGATACATTAAAAAATGGTTACTTAAACACCTTTCTTAATGATTTAAGAGATATTGTTAGGTATGATAAAAGTTCAAGTTACGTAAACTCAGATTTAGCAATTACAGAAAATACTGAAGCTATAAATCCATAAAAAAAAGGAGTCCGAAGACTCCTACTTAAATATTAGATTAATCCAAGCTGCGATTACTAAAAGAGTAAGGCAGAGT